AGAGGGAAACATTGCATTGACAGAAGAGCAATTCGCAAACTGGGGGACAGACAATAGTTATGTTTCTGACATTGTTATTGCAGAATTAGGATTAGAGAAAGCATAATTTAACGGCGGTCGGGCAACTGGCCGCCATTTAAACAAAGGAAATGGCAGACGAAAAGTCAATAGTTTATAATGTCGATATTCAATTCGGCGAGCTCCAGAAAAATCAAGAAGAGATTAAGAAAAGAATTTCTGACTTGCGAGAGGAGCAATCAAAATTAAGACTTTTAAACGATAGTTAAAATACCTAAATTACTATAAATATCTCCTGCACTTAAACCCACTGCTGAAGTTGGAATATTAGTAATATTTATTGTGTTGCTTTTTACTCTCATTTTTTCAGCGTTTGACCCACCTACACTAATAACAAAATAATCTGAAGTGTGATTATAAGATATTGACCCCGAAGGTGTGCCGGTATTTGCATCTGCAAAATCTATATAAGACAAACGAGTTGCACCTGCTTTAATTCTCATTCCAGAGTCATCTGGTGTAGATATTAAAAGTTCGCCACTTAACCTTGCAGTACCATTTACATCTAACTTGTAGCCTGCATCTGTGGTTGTGCCGATTAGGACATTACCGCCTGCTTTTATACGCATTCTTTCTGTGCTATTAGTTAAAACTAATAAATCAGCGTTTTTTTCTTGGTTTATAAAAACATTTTGATTTTCAAAACCTGATGAATGAATACCAATATATAAACCACTTGCTCCATTATTAGGTAACATTCTTAATCCAACTAATGCACCATCACTTGTAGCAGTATTTTGTAAAATTAAGGTTGGGCTGTAATCAGTTATACTATTAACTACTTTTAATTTAGAATCAGGAGCAGTTGTGCCTATTCCGACATTACCCGCAGATGTGATACGCATTCTTTCGGTGTTGTTAGTACCAAAAATTGTTGCCCCATTTTCAAAGTTCCAAATATAAGCATCCGAACCTGATAAAGCTAATTGTAAACCATCTGTTGTACCTGTTCCACTTGCAGTATTTTGTAAATGAAATCTTGGAGTAGTTGCGTTAAATAAAGCTAATTCTACATTTGGAGTAGTAGTTCCTATTCCTATATTACCCGTACTTCTTTTAATAAATAATGGACTATCAACATAAGTTCCAGCATCATTATATCTTCTTATCGCCAAATCTGCTCCCGCATTTGCGCCACTTTCAGTACCATCTACACGAAATGCCCATCGAGGCAAATTCCCACTTCTGAATGAAAAGATTTTTGCAATCGAAGCATTTGCAGACATGATAAAACGATTAATCGCAGTTGTCGTTTCAGTTCCTTGATTTGTGCCGTCATCAAAAAACGCACTATTGCCAATCGTTGAAGATGCCGTAAACTTTGGCAGTCTGTTAATTGTGCCACTTCCCTCAACGCCAGACGCATTGCCCAGATTTGCAATATCTTGCGCAGTGATTTGTTTAGTTGTGCCAGTTTGAACGATTGGCACTAATTCAGTTCCATTTAAAGCGCTGCCCGCAGGCAGTTGACTAATTTTTTTCTTTGCCATTTTTTTATATTATTATGTCGTTATTGTTTTCAGTTATTATATCTTCTAAAATTTCTGTGTCTAAATATGTAAACTCTCTGGTCGGCTCAATTGCTCCAAACTCGTCTTCAACCCTATCTAAAACGCCAACGTTTATCAATTCAACTTTTGTCAAACCAAGCGAATTTGGATTGTAGTCCACGATTCTGTTCAGTCTAAAAATTGCACTAAAATACGAAATATACCAGAGTTGAGCAAAATTCAGTTCTGTAATATCTTTACCACTCAACTTGAAATATGCCGTAACTTGAGCAGATACCGAAAGCGAATCAATTGCTGATTTATAATATCTGTCAATCAAATTTTTAGGCATATTCAAAACCTCATTTGGTGTGCTAAATGCCAAGTTCAATTCAAATGCGTCAATGCCACTTTCATTATATTTTCTTTTCTGGAAATAGCATAATGGAACGCTTCCAGTAACGCCAAAACCCTCGATGTTTAAAACAGAATACAACCCATCGGATAATGTGTCAATTGTTACCAATCCGCCATTGATTAATATTCTCGGCTCATGTTGCGTGTTTAATATTGTTGGCTCTGCAATATCCAACATCGTTGGCAAATAAATATAGTCTGGCGTGTTTCCATTCCATGACTTTTCAATGATAGTCGGCGAAAATCCAACCTCACCAATTAACATAGCCTCGCCCTCTGGTGTCAAATAATATTGTCCGTCTCCATATCTGTATGGTTGGTCGGTTGTTTGTTTTAAATCGTATCTGGTTAACCAATAATCTTTTTCGTCATGCTTATATTTAAAATCATATTTTCGTGAAAAATTTGTCGGCTGATAGTTAATAACTGGACTGGGATTCAAACTCAATTTTTCGCTGAAATCTTTTTGTCCGCCATTTTGATAAAACAAATCATATGTGCTTATTTCTATTTGCCCTTTATTGTCATCGACAACAATTACCCAGTTGAACATTTTATAGCACCACTGAAATAAATCTGATTGCTTAATGTTTGGTAAATTTGGAGACATCTGCACAATTTCACCCTGAGCAATATTTAACTTGACATCTTTTGGGTAAATAGTATAAACATTCGGATAAATTAAAATTTCAGACCCGCCAGATTGAACTGCATATCTGGTCGCCACAAATCTCAACTTGTCTCCAGTAAATAATGCAACGCTCGTTTTGATTTCAAATGGAACTGCATTTGCAATTTGGCCATAATCTTTAACAATTACATCCGACCATGTAGCCGTTCCACTATTATAATACTGCAATTTAATGTCAAATACTTTAGGCACTCCATAAGTTCCCAACGTGTCAACAAAACCAGAAATATTAACGTCAACGTTTTGATTCGTTACCGATGTAAACTCATTGGATGCAAATTGACTTAATGGGTCATATATTTCCTGAGTAATTGGAACGATATATTGAATCAAACTCGATGGCAAAGCATAAGGAGACGTTTCTGGTCTATTCCCAGAAAAGCCATCTGTCTTAATTAGGTATTTATTAGAATGGATAAACTGCGCATTGCTAAACGGAATCAATAATTTGCTTGTATTATAGTCATCAAAGAATGTTGTCTTTAATGTGTAGCCATTATCAATACAAATCTGTTTGATTGCACGCTTTAAATAAAGAGCAGGATATAAATCGGTTATAAAAACGTCTGTTGTTTCTGGATTGTTTGCAGGCGGTCTGTTATTAAATTGCCCATAGTCAATCATTGGATAAAAATAATCCGCAGGAACGCCAGACGGATAAGTCCCATTCCATGTGTCAAATATTGTTGAGTCCCAAGTATGGTCTAAGTCATCCAGATTGATGTCATTTAACGACCTTGTCCCAAATATTTCCTTTAGTTTACTCAACTCAGCAAAGGCATAAAACGAAATTGTGTCGTTTGTTACCTCAGTTAACCTGCAAAGGCCATTAAATAATACTTGGCTATTCTTTTGGATGCGAATTTTTCTTTGTGTGTATTTATCAAAAGCATTTTTTGCATTGATATTGAAAGCAAATCCGAATATTTTATCATTTTGTTTTGTTCTGGGGATGACAATTGTTTTAGTCTTAGACCCCGAACGTCTATTCAAGTCCTTAATATCAATCAATTCATAAGTCATCGGAATTAAAACGGCTTTGTCGCCCAACTCCAATTGATATAAATCGTCAATTATAATTTCTGTATATTCCATTTATCGTGTTTGGATGTTAATTGGGAACGCATATTCAAATTGGAACTTTACAATAAAATCTTTTGACCATGTATCGTAAACAACAGATGAATTTTTGACATTCACTGGGACATAAGTCAAATCGTTCACAACGTAAACATCAATTGAGTCAATTAATTCACGTTTTAACCAGTCTGCCGTCTCTTTTGTGTCAACTCTGGTTGCTAAACTTAGCGACTCAACAGACGAATGCGAGCGATAGCCATTGATTCTATTTGGAGACTCAAAATTTGTTGCCATGCTAAACTCAATCGGATTCTCACGTCTCACATTGATGGCCGTTTCTTGACCCGCAGTGAACATAAAACTATCATAACCACCCAACTTGTTTAGCCAGTTGACTTGTTTTTCATTGCAATAAACGTTTGTGTCTCTAATATAAAAACGCTCCTCAGTAATTGAAACGCCACCCGCCGTTCTCACAATTCTCACTCTCATTTTAACGGCCGCAGGGTCTGCACCAACCCAGTTAACTGGGATTGCATTGTGATACAACGTTAAACTTGGATATAAAGCATTGTTTGTCTGTGCTAATGTCCCGCCCTCAGCATCATAATAAGTATATTGAGCAGTTGCAATAAAGTTGCCATCGTTACAAAGGAAATAAAGCGCAGACAATTCATTCTCTGGCAATACTTTTGTCAAAGGCGCTTCAGTTAAAAACTTTTTACCAGTTACGCCAGTATCATTTAACAGATAGTCTGTTAAATCATTTGTTACGTTATATTGCAACGCTGCGTTTGATGTATAATATTGAGTTGGCATAGTTATAAATCTGTTGGTGTTGTCTCTTCATACTGAGCCTCGTTTCCGACTGGATTGTCAAATCCCTCAGCATAAGAAATGTAATATCTAATGTACGATTTTAAATTGTTCTGGATAATTGGCGGCGATACCAATGGGAATAAATCCCCAGAAATAACATCCGTTGCCGTATTGCAGTCAGAGTTGTAATCCTTTAGAATGTCCGCAATGTCAATAATGAAATAACAATAGCCCAGAACAAATGTTGGCTTTAAAGTTATTTTTGCAATTTCCTCAAACGCATTATCACAATAGTTAAATCCGAATACTCGAATCACTGCGTTGTAATTTTTATAATATTTATAAAACCAAACATTGCTAATTCCTGCACCAACATAAGGAGCATTGATTGTAAAGCTATCACCCACGACAGATGTTACAAGCCAAACGCCATTATACGCCTCAACGCCGCCATTCTGTGAAACTTTGATATAATCGCCCGCTAATATTCCATGCGGATAAGAAAAGTCAAGTTGCAAATAACCATTGTTATTCGTTAGACCAAAATCCGCTTCTGTTTCTGCTCCGATTGTATAGTCAGACGTAACGTCCGAATTGAATTCAAAACGCACTGGATTGTAAACGGCCGTATTTAAACTCGGCTCAACTTCAATAGTTAAACTCATTATTAAAATAGTTTTGTATGTCCTCAAATACCGCTTTATTTATTGCGGCCTCAAAATTTGGAATTGTTTTGTCAACGTAAAAATTCCCCTTATATCCCTCTTTATGTATTTTCCTTGTAACCAAAAAAGCCTGCTCATCTTTAGTCAATTTTTTACCTTGTGTGCCGTCCTTTTTTTTAGCATACCAATCTGGTAATTTTTTAACCCACTCATCAATCTTTGGTCTAACTAATGGCGGAGAGTTTCCATTTTTTGTGATTCCCCTGCCATCATTTTGCCAAAACCAATAATCGTTGGCCATAATTGAAACTTGACTTCTGGTGTTTTCTGTTGTCAAAACAACTTCATGCGAGTCAGCCAATGTCCCCGCCTTGTTCAATGCAGTTACAAGCGCCTCATTCAGCTTGTTAAATTCAGCCAGTGTGTTCGTTAAATCTATCATGCAAATAAATCACAACATAAACTTGAATCAATTGGCAACGTTACCGATACCGCAACCGACCAACCATAATGCACATTGTCCTGTTTTTTATTAATCATTGTTGCTTGTCCAAATGTCATTGCGTCTCTCTCTAAGTCTTCGTTTTCTATTTGCATTGACTGGATATATCCAACCATGATTTTATTTAACTGGTCAAAATGATTATTTATTTTTGATTGCTTATCTGTAAGCGAGCCAGACGTTAGAAATTGCAAGTTAAATGAATACGTCTGCGAAACAATAATGTTATTGGTCGAGTTATTCGTTACGCTCAAAGGAAATAGCATCCAGATAAGCGGATATTTTATGTCCGATTGCGAATTTAACTCGTTAAACGTTCCATTGCCGAAAGCATAAGTCTGCTCGGCTTTAGTCCTGAATATTTCTATTAATTTGTTCACGCCTTAATTTTTCTAAGTTCTGCAAATAGGTTCTTTCAATCTTTTTGTAAGTTAAAAAAGTGTATGCTTCTGCAACGCTCGTTTTGCTTACCGCCTCAATGTCTTTATAAACGCCGTCTGCCAGTTGCACCAATGTGCCATATCCGCCAAACTGATTAAGACTTTGAACTCCCGCTTCCAATTGAATGTCCTCTAATTCGCTCTCAAACAAAGGTAAGAATTTATTGTGCATATCTGCAAACTGCTCATTCACTTTGTTTTGGTAAAAAAGTGCAACAGATGCGGGCAAGTTTAAATATTCTAAATATCGTTTGTTTGTTCTGGTGTCGTAGTTATAATCGCCAGTCTCTAACAAGCATAAAAATGGCAATGCTTTCCATTCGCAATCCTTAAATTCAGCAATGGTTGCTTTCCAGTCTTCAAATTGTCCAATCGGACAAGCCATGATTTCGTATAAATCCAAACGCTCACCAACCATAAGCACCTCGCCATTGACTAACATCTGAGCCAACTGAGTCAACTCCAATTTTCCGTTTAAACTTATCTGGTTGTAAATCTCTGGACTGATTCCAGACATAAGCATGACCGCCTCGTTGTATTTTTCCTCATGCAATAAGTTTTGCAAGTCAATAAAATGCCTCAATGTGATTTCGTCCAACTGAGTTGGGAACTGATATTCTTTGTCAACGTTAATTAAAACCATGATATTTTTTTAGTATTGGATTTTGTGCCATTAAATATGCCGTATCTGGCAGCATCGCAAAAGTCATCATTAAACTTGACTGGCTCGTCAATTGCTTTGCCGTTCTTATCTGTTTTCCATTTATAGGTTTTGAACTCTTTAACTCCATTTGGAGAGTCAACCAGAATAATTGGCTTTGATTTTAGTGTGTTTATTCCGTCTTTAACCGATTTATCCGCACTAAAGACGTTAAATCCCGCCCTATAAAGTTCCTCGATTGTATCTGGTCTCGCAGCATCGGCAAATATTTCCTTTTGGCCAATGTTTAATTTCTGCATTTTAGCTATTAAGTCAGCCGTTGTCAATCCGCTTTCATAAATGACCTCTTCTAAATAGAATTTGTTTTCGTCCCATCCACATTTGACCAGTGTCGTTGGATGGTTATATCCAAAGTCCAAGCCATAAACAAACTCCACATCTGGGAAACTATTTCCAATCGTCCAGTTGCGGTAAATAAGACCCTCAATGCGTCCAGTGATTCCCCTTGCATAGACTTTCCACAATTCAATGTCGATGTCTTTGAGCGCCTCGATTTCGGCTCTATTCTCATTCGGGACAAAGGGATTGTTTCTGTGGTCGGAATAAATAAACTTTGCGGTCGGATTATTCAAATAGTCCTCATGCACCCAGAATTCAGCGTCTGGATTGAAATCAATAAATGCTTTTTTCTTTGTTCTTAGCAATAGTTGCTTTGCAATCTGTCTGTCAATACCATTCGCCTCGTTTAAAAACAAATAGTCTCGCTTTCCAGACTTCGCATCCTGCGAATTGTCATAAGACTTAAACTCAATGGTTGAGCCATTGATAAATTTGTATATCCTATCTGATTTATTATAGTCTGAAATCTGGGCATCAATGATTGGATTGTCTGCAATGATATTTTGAAAGTCTCTGAGCGCTCCCGCTTTAAGATTCGGAATATCCTGACCAACGATTGTGATTAATGAGTTTGGGTCTGTCAATGCAAAATAGGCAATGGCCTGCAATATGGAATAAGTTTTCCCAGACCATGTCCCGCCCTGATTAACAATGATTTTTGTTTCGGCCGTTATATTTGCCTCAAATAACTCAGTTGTTTCAAACATCGTTTTCTGTTGTTCTTATAGGGAACTCAGTTTTGACAATTTTTATTTCCAAAGTGTTGTCAAGTCCCCCAGTAATTTGTTGCTCGACCTTTTCGACATATCCTCTGGCTTTGCCAATGGTTTTCAAATACAATTCAATTGCTCGCATCTTTACGTTGTCATTGTCTGACTTCATTAAACTAAATAGTCCATCTTCTGCAACGTCAATGTTCTGCTCTTTAATGTCCATTAATTCCTCTGGGAATTTTAATGCTCGGTCTCTAACCGCTTGTCTGGTGTAATCTATTTTGAATTGCTTTTCAATAGCTTTTGCAGTCCTCGAAAATAGTCCTGCGTTCTCTCTCAGTATTGTTAAAAACTCTTTATCGCTTATTTTTATGTTCATGACAAGTATTGGTAAAATTAAACCTTATAATTTACTTATTTTCAGCCGTTTATCTCAAGTGATTTAATCTGGAACTTTATAAACTCGTTTCCTTTTGCAACTATTGTCTTCACTATCACTATTTTATAGACTTCTGCGTCATCAAAATTATACTTTTTTTGCAATATATCCAAAAATGGTTTCATGGGGTTGTCTATGTCCGATGCTTTGTTGCTGAATCCAAACTCAAAGTCAATTTGGAATGGCGGCTCTGGCAGTTGCATTGGCTTTAGTGTCAAAAGCATTTGTTTCTCATAAACTTTGTACTCTGGAGACTTAAATCTTTTGCCTTGCCATGCTTTGTTTACGCTTAAAGGTTTGATGTATGCAATTCCGTTAACCATTCTTTTGTGAGTTTATTGTCGTGTGCTTTGTTGTGGCATTCTCTGCATAGTGCAATTAGGTTTTCGATTGCGTCTTGTTGGTCTTTGGTCTTTTTGCCAAATTTAGACCTAAAAACAATGTGGTGTATGTCAACCGCTTTTGCTTTACATACTTCGCAGGCAATAAATGAATGCTCGTCTAAGCCGTAATAATTAAAATAAACTTTAATATGCTTTTGCATAATTTTTTAGTAAGGTTTCATGCACTTTAACTTGTCATATAAAGCACAAAAACACATATAATTATCCCTTTTAAGGCTTATTTTTCTTATAAATGCTCGTCTTTCCGAGCCGTCATCCCTTAAATTTGGTAAGGATGGGAAACCCTTGTAGTCAGGACAGGAATCGAACCTGTAACCTCTTTGGGCGAGCTGTTCTTGCGGGAAGCCCTCGTCTACCATTCCGCCACCTGACTATTTGCGTTCTATTAAAAATGGAAGTTATTGCGCCTATACCATTTCGTTGATACCACCAATATGGCGTTCATTTTATTCCCTTGTTCAAGTTTTGTGAACATTTTCAAATATAGATTTTTATTCCATCATTGCGCCTATTTTTCTTGCTTTGCGCCTATTTTTTCCACCATAAGGCTAAAATTGGAAATTATTTTCCAAAACAATTATTATAATATTCTTCGCCATATTCTTTAGCCTCCTCAAGATTAAATCTTTCAGCCATTGCTAAATAACCTCTTGATGCTGCTTTAATTATTACTTGCTTTTCGTATTCTTTATAAATTTCCAAAGTATCTTGAATTGAATCGCCATTACCTTTCAATAAACCTTCTTCATAAAGAGAAAATGCAAATTCTTCTACTGGAGTTTTGTTTGTTTTCATTTTGTTTGTTGTTTAAAGGTTATGTAGTCCATTATTTATCACAAGAAGAACCTGTGTGAATTTCTTTTTTATATTCAATCTTTAAAATTGCGGTGTCTTTAGTCCATCCTTTACCAAATGTAGTTACTTTTGTTGTAAATATATCTGATATTTTGCCTTCTTCTTTACCAATAAAGTAAAGTTTATGATTTTCAAAACCGTTTTCTTTAGCATAATTATATAGTTCTTGAATACTACATTCACCATTTACAACTATATCACCTAACTCGTTTATATTTGCTTGTTTTTCCATTTTGTTTGTTGTTGTTTATCAATTTAAGATTGTTATTTTAAAAATTCTCGCAAAGCATCAACAACTTCTTTGTCAGTTTCTACAAGTTTGCCATTGACAAAAATATCTCCGTTTTCACAAAATTTTAAAAGTTCTTTTGTCCCATTGTTTTTTAAAAAAACAATATTTTGTTCTAATAATGGATTTGTCATAAGATTTGTGCCATTACTTTTAGTGTTAAATGTTTTTAATTCCATTTTGTTTGTTGTTTAAGTTATATAATTTGTTTAATTTAAATTTCATCTATTTGTTTGTTGTTTAAAGGTTTTCTATTTCTTGTTTAACTTCTTGCCAATACTCATTTATTATATCAAAATCATATGTTCCAATTATTGCATCTATTATTTCATCTACTGCTATTAATGCACATTGTTTTGCGTGTTCCCACATTATAGTATTATTTACTCCACATTTTAAATATCCAAGTGGTTGGTAAAAACTATTTAATAATTCTTGTGCTTTTTCTTTTGGTTTCATTTTATTTTTTCTTTAATTGTTTTGCCATGTTTTCATACCATTTAGCTTTTTGTAAATCACGCTCAATTGGTTGTTCAGGTTTATCTCCCAAACGCATTCGGTATTTAAAAGCATTCATTTCACAAAATGCAATGTATTTTTCAACGCCCCAGATGTCGAGCATCATTTCAAATACTTGCTTGTTTCCTTTTTTGTAGTAATCTGGATTGATGTCGCTCATGCTTTAAAAAGTTTATTATATGAATATTCAAAAACAATTCCCCAAATAACGCAAAAAATTAGTGCTTCCAATATTCCGTACATTGGAACGTACATCAC